CCCATTTTAATACCTTCGACAACAGCAGCACCAGCAGCATTATTAACCGCTGCTCCAGCAATAGTTCCAAAGCTACCCATCATCTGGGCTTCATGGGTACGCATTGCCCCATATGATATAGGACAGGCCACTTCAGGTTCAATTATTTTGATGAAGACACTAATGGAAAACGTCTTGGGAATAGTAGATGATGTTGACAAGCAAGTGTTTCCGTACATAAGCTTTAAACCTGCCATACGAACAACTTCATATAGATCCGCATCATCATCAGGCAACCATTTCTCAAGATCTATCCAGGTACTAGCAAATAACCATGGTACGGTAATCATAGTTTCTGGCATAGAAGTGAGATCAATGATAACACAATCATCATAGGAGTACCATCCATAATCAATAAATGAAGATGGAGCTACTCCAAAAGGGAACTGACGACGGTCATCATGAGGTAGAGTCGTCGCAGCTAAATATCCATAAACAAAAGGATTAGTCTGCAACACAATTCTGTATTGAACAGCCTTCCATCTTAGGTATCTGAATGTTTTAAGACATCCATCCACCACAGGATTGGAAGCCCATTCCCAGGGGTTAACTACATTAAAGTAATCAGTTTCTGTAGTAGAATACGTCTTACTAAAAATGAGTCGTTCACGCGATAAAATCGCGCTGGGTGTTTGGTCCTCAAAAGGGGACTTATCTCTAGAAACGGGAATTCTAGACACCACTGAAGATTCCTTATCTTCTTCAGTGACAAAATCAGTAAGACCACCATTACTGTTTGGTATTTGTATTTGATCTAATTGTTCAGCAATCTCATTTGCGATTTGACAACGGTAGCTGGATTAAACTTCGTTGTCTCGAGTGAGCGGTCTAGAGGAGGTGCGATCCGTATAAATGACCGTGAACACGTCCATGCATTCCTCCAATTGTGCCTATTATGCTGAGGCCAGCTGGGTGCTTTTTATGCCATCCCAAGGCGGGACTTAAATTTAACACATTAGAATTCCATCAGCAAAACGCTGATGATATTCCTCATATGTTTTAGCAGTAAAGGGTATTCCATACTTTCGGCAATACGTAAACAAATGAACTTTTTCTCTTTCAAAGACGTCTCGACCATAATGGTAAAACTCCATACAAGCTTGTTCTACGTTAATAGCTAACTGTTGTTCAATGGAAACTCCTTTCTGAGGTTTACGAATCCAAAGCACCATTCCATGAATAGATTCCAGGGATAAGGGAGCATGTGTACCAGAATTTGAATAGAACTTTCGACAAAGAAAATCGAGTTCATCCCATTCCAAAAAATCCTTTTCTACTGAGGTCTTACTTGGTGTAGTGTAGGTCATCCCAAAATTATCGAAAATAAACTTTGAAATATAAGGCATGGTAAAAAACTTTTGAAGGCGTGGATGAACAGACCCTAAATTATCATCACCATAAACGCACAACCGAATGTAATCATTCATAGCTGAGAGCAGTTTCGTGAAATCGGAACAGTTTCTGCCTTTCGTTATGATAATACAACGATACAACCAATTAAACACAAGACAATTTGCAAACGAGTTTAAAGTTCCAGTGTTCCATTGGCCGGAGCCATTACCCCAGTTCATGAAATAAACTTCTGCAGTAATAATTAAAATTGGTCCTACACTGGAAACACAAACACAGTATAAATACCAATTTTGCTTTTGCTGAGCAACATACCATTGGGAATACCAGCCAAAAGCCAAGTAAAAACCATATCCAAAGACGTGGCTAATACTAGTATCATAATTGGAATAATCTCCCGCAAAATACTTCCCTCCTGAAAAAGAGGTCAGTTTCTTGCGAAGGAACTCCCACTCGTTTCCATGAGGATTTATTCCGATACATACATCGGAAGTAGCTCTATGGGATTTCATAAAATTCACCATATCACCCATAACCATTATAGTAACAATGAGATGAACCAGACATCCTACGTAAAAGAGACGAGTTTTTCCAGCATAAACTCTGGGAAGATCACGAGTTTCATCTTTTAAGCAAGCTTCCATTGCTTGCTTCAGGGTATAACCTTCATCCATCTTCTGAAAAACTTGGTCTATAGCCTCATCAAGCTTAGGGTGAATCCATCCAGTTAACTTGTCAAACATTTGTTCTCGTTTAGTAAACCCATTAACTTTTCCCCAATAAGAAATAGAAGCCTGCATGTCTAAACTTTGTATAGCTTCTATCTTAGTTAATAAGCG